CTCACGCGTTTTTTTTGGCGACACCGATTGATGGCGACAGCACAAAAGACAAAGCGACGGCGCAATCCCGGCGGCGGGTGGAATCGCAAGTCGGTGGAGGATCACCTTGCCGAGGGGACCTACCGCCGCGACCGCCACGGCGCGTTGCCCACCGTGCTGGACTTCGGCAAGAAGCCGCCGGGCCGCGTGCGCTACGGCAAGCGGGCCACGCGGCGGTGGATCCGCTCGGCTGCCGATGAACGGGCGTGGCATGAGGGCTGCCGGTTCAATGAGCGGCTGGCCCAGCACGTCGACGATTTCTTCCGCAAGATGCTCCGGCACTCGGCCGGCCAATGGGCAGGCAAGCCGTTCGAGCCGACTGACTGGCAGCGGGACAACCTGCTGTGGCCGCTGTTTGGTTGGGTCCGGCCGGACGGACTGCGCCGGTTTCGCCGGACCTATATCGAGCAACCCAAGAAGCAGGGCAAGTCGGCGCTGGCCAGCGGCATCGGGCTTTACGGTCTGACAGCCGACGGCGAGGCGGGTGCGGAAATCTATTCGTTCGGTGCCGACCGCGACCAGGCTGGCGTGGTCCACCGCGAGGCGATCAACATGGTGGAGTGGTCGCCGAAACTCGATGCGGTGCTGAAGATCAACCGCACCACCGGGGCGATCGTTTACCGTGGGACCAAGAGCTATTACAAGCAATGCTCGGGCACGCCCCGCGGCAAGCACGGCATCAAGCCGCACTTCGGAATCTGCGACGAGCTGCACGAATGGTACGGCAGCGACCTCTGGGAATCGATCCGCTACGCCTACCGCATGCGCCGTCAGCCGCTGTCGCTCGTCATCACCAACGCCGGCGACGACCTGGAATCGGTCTGCTACCAGCTCCGCGAGCGCGCCATGGCGGTCTTGGCCGGCGAGGTCTATGATCCCGGTTTCTTCGTGCTGATCTGCTCTGTGACCAAGGAAGAGGCCGAGTCCGAAGTGGCGGCGGTCCGCGGCGGCGCGACGGAGCTGCCGGTTGCCCGGAAGTGCAATCCGCACCTGGGGATCATCACCCGCGAGGCTGACCTGCTCCAAGACATTCAGGATGCGATTGCCACGCCCTCGGAGTTGGCCAACCTGCTGCGCCTGACCTACGGCGTCTGGGAGCAATCGGCCGACCCGTGGCTGTCGTTGGCCGACTGGCAGGAGTGCCACGAGAAGTTTTCCGAGGCAGACCTGGAAGGCCAAGCATGCGATGGTGGGCTAGACCTAAGCCGAAAACGAGACTTGACCTCGCTGGTGTTGATCTTCCCGGGCGGCGACGACGAGCCGGGCATTCTCCGGCAGCTCGCCTGGCACTGGCTGCCGGAGGAATCGCTGGCCGACTTGCGCAAATTCGTCGACGTGGACTCCTGGGGCCGAGAGGGTTGGCTTCGCACCACGCCCGGGCGCACGACCGACTACGATGTGATCGGAGACCAAATCGCGGAGATCCTCGGCCGCTTCGAGCCGCGGCATTTAGCCTACGATCCGATGTACGCCACCGAAATGACCCAGCGGTTGGCTGGGGAGTGTGCCGCGGAAATGGTCGAATTCAAACAGACCATCATGCAGTTTGCCCTGCCAACCGCTCAATACGAACGGCTGGTGGTTGACCGCACCCTGCGACACAACGGCAACCCCGTGCTCGCGTGGCAGGCTGGCCACGTGCAGGTCAAGCACGATCCGAACAGCAACATCCGGCCGGTCAAGCCGAAACCGAATGATCACCGCAAGATCGACGGCATCGTGGCCGGGATCATGGCGCTGGGCATGTCCCATGTGCCAGAGGAGCCGCCGCGCGACTACTACGAAACCCATGAACTCGAAATGGCCTGATGGATGGCGAATCTGCTTTGCACGATCGGATTGGTGGCCATCGGCGCGGCACTGTGGCTGATTCACCCGGCCATGGCCATCGGGTTTGCTGGAGCGGTGGCGGTCGCCGCGGGCGTCCACCTGGAGCGTAGACGGAGGGACCGACCATGATCGCCGAACTGTGCAGCACGCTCGTGTCGGCCGCGACGACGCGCCGACCCCGCAACGCGAGCTTTGAGAGCAACGCGCTCTCACTCAATGATCCGGCCGCCTGGGAACAGGTCCTGCACGGCGGGACCACGTCGGCCGCCGGCGAAACGGTCACGCCGTCCAAGGCGTTGGAGGTCGCATCCGTCCATCAGGCTGTGGGCATGATCTCGGGCGACGTGGCCATGATCCCGCGGCACATCTACCGGCGGCTGGAGGAAGACGACCGCGAGATCGACACCGATCACCCGGCCGAGCAGCTCGTCAGCACGCAGCCGAGTGAGTACGTCTCGGCCTTCGACTACTGGCGTCGGCTGATGGCGCATGCGCTGCTGTGGACGAACGGATACGCTTACATCGAGCGGCGCGGGCGGCTCGGCGACCCGGTCTCGCTAGTCAACCTTCTGCCGGATCGGACGGCGCCGGCCTACACCGACCGCGGCGAGCTGTTCTACGTGACAGAGGTCGATGGCAAGCTCCAGCCGCTCTTTCCGTGGGAAGTCTTCCACCTCAAGGGCCTAAGCCTGGAAAACGGCGTCGGGCTGAACCTCGTCGAGAAGGCCCGCAACGCCGTGGGCCTGGCGATCGCGGCCGAGGGCTACGGCTCAAAGTTCTTCGCCAACGGCTGCCAGGCCGGCGGCGTGCTCGAAGTCCCGCCGGCGATGACCAAGAAGGCAGCCGACTCGCTCGAAGAGGGGTGGAAACACCGCTATACCGGGCGCGATAACTGGTTCAAGACCGTTATTCTCCGCGAGGGAGCCAAATTCCACGCGGTGACAATCGACGCCGAGAAGTCGCAGCTCAAGGAACTGCGAGAAGAGCAGGTCCGCGAGGTGGCCCGGTTTTTTAATCTGCCGCCGTTCAAGCTGGGCTTGCAGGATTCGGTCAGCTACAACTCGACCGAGCAGGCACAGCTCATCTATCTCGCGAGCTGCCTGGCTGTGTGGTTGGCTGGCATCCAGGGTGAGGCCCACGTCAAGCTGCTCACCGACCAGCAGCGCAAGTCGCGGAGCCACTACCTCGACCACAACCGCTCGGTGATCCTGGAGATCGATGTCAAGACGCTCAACGAGGTGCTGGCCATCCAGCGGACGAACGAGGTGATCAGCCCGAACGAGTGGCGCCGGAAGATCAACCTGCGGCCCCGCACTGACGGCGGCGGCGACGATTACGGCAACCCGAATACGAAGAGCGGCGGCGGGGATGCCGGCCAGGCTGGCGGCGGGCAGAAGGAGCCGGAAGAGCCGGACGAGGAGGACGACGAGACCGCCGAGGCGCTGGCCAAGCTGGTCCGCGGCGCGGCTGCCCGGGCCGCCCGCCGCGTGGCCCACGACGTGCAGGCCATGGCCCGCAAGCCGGCGAAGCTGCTGGCCTGGCTCGACTCGGCCGGCCAGGACCACCGTGGTGTGTTTCGGGACTACCTGACTGATGCCGTCGGCATGGTCGCCGTGCTGACCGGCCGCGACCCCGGGCCGCTGCTGGTGGCCGCCGAGGGGCGGTTCTTCGAGCACGTCCTGGCCGAGCTGCGGCCATTGACCGAGCCGCCGCACAAGGCGGCCGACCTGGACACCTCCGTTAAGGCAGCCTGTCGGGACTTGCGGGCAGACTTGCCGGACCTGATTTGGGAGACCATTCGATGAGCGTGATCATTCCCGTCAACCAGACCGACGACGACACCGCCGAGCTGCTGATCTACGGCGTGATCGGCGAAGACTTTTTCGAGGAAGGCATCACGGCCAAGGCGATGAAGACTGCCCTCGACGAGTTGCCCGACGCCGTGCAAACCGTTAACCTCCGGGTCAATAGCCCCGGCGGATTCGTGTACGAGGCACTGGCGATCCACAACCTCCTGGCTCGCGACCACCGGCGTATCGAGGTCGACGTTGACGGGTTGGCGGCATCGGCCGCGAGTTTCGTAATTCAGGCGGCGGCCGAGATCCGCGCCGCGGAAAAAGCCCTCCTGATGGTCCACCGCGCACAGGGCATCACTCTGGGGGACGCGCCCGAGCACGCCAAGATGGCCGAGATCCTCGAAAAGCATGACCAGTCGATTGCCAGCATCTACGCCAAGCGGACGGGCCGGCGGGCCTCGACGTGGCTCAAGTACATGGGCGAGGAGACGTGGTTCACCGCGTCCGAAGCCAAGGAAGCCAGGCTGGTCGACGAAGTGACCGAGGCGGGTGAGGCCACGGCGTGCGCCGACCGGCGGATCGCCGCCCGCTGGCAAAAAATGCCGGAGGCAGCCGAGCGGTACGTGATCGACGCCCGCCGGCTCGAAGAGGAGCGGGTAGCTCGGGCCCGCCGCGTGGCGGCGAGGATGCGGGAGATCGAGACGCTCGAAGCCGCTCAGCCGGGGGGGCGCCTGAAAATCCTCTCTTGACGCACCGCGAGAACGAGTGTAGAGTCGACAACTGAACATCCAATCGGCCGCCCGGTCGTCTACACGCCCGGGGGCCTGCGGCCCGACGCTGACGGTCGTCTAAACGGCAGTCGCTC